TTCAAATCTTATGCAAAAGGTGGTTGAAAAGAAATCTATGTTAGAAAATGAAGGAGTAATATCATGATGAAAGGTGGAAAACCAGCACCAGCTATATTTTTTAATGTATATAAGCAGGAAAATGTATCTGAAAATGGACCGACACATACATGGAAAAATTTTAATTTAAAAGAAGATGTTGTAATCCCTGCGGGGACATACGATCTTACTTTTTTTCCAAGTAGTCCGAGAAATCCACAACAGGGTAATCTTAAAATAGAACACCCTAAAGGTGATCCAAAAAAGAACTTTGCACCAAAGCCACAATATGATAGGTATGTAAAAGTTTAAATTTGAACGAGACTAGGCGGAGTTTTCTTGGAGGTTTCCCTTTCAATTACCTCTTTCGGATCATTAGTTGTTTTTCTCTGCCTAGTCGCCTAATATTTTATGAATGATATTGACGAGAAAAGATTAAAAAAAATATTCGAGGATCGAGCCAAACAATATGGGGATTACAAAGAAAACTTTAGATTATTAGCAGTAATGTTTAGTGTTATCCTGCAAGACAAACTTAAAGATGACCTAGAAGATCACGAAGCAGCTAAAATTATGATGGGTCTAAAATTAATTAGAACCCTTCGACCTTACAAAGCTGATAGCTATGATGATCTACAAGTCTATACAAAAATCGCAAAAGAATTACACAAATCAACCCTAGACAAAGAGGATAGATAAGTGTATAAAAGGGAACGACAAGGCACTTGTAGTTTTACTTATATAGAACTATTTGATGATGTCGAGAAGGCTGCAAACCCCAATGAAAAAGGAAAGTTTGTAGAATGTAAAGTCAGTGATGTGAGATTTGACTTTACCAAAGTAAAAAAGGAGAACGATGGAAAAGCTAAAACATCGACTTCAAAAGTTGCGGGACTTACAACAAAGGAAACATGAGTTGTATCTAGCAACTAAAATTAAAGCTGATAAGTTACAAAAAGATAGCTTCAGATTAATTTGGAAAGTCGAAAAAGCTAAAGAAGAGTTGATGCGATAAGCAGCAGCTAATGTAAAAACAACAAAAGGGATAGGGATCGTATGCTCTTAATTAAACAACTATCAGATATTAAAAAAAAATTAAAAACAAATGGCTATGAAAACGACAACAATCAATTATTTATTTACAGAATAGGTTTTAAGACAGGCTATCGATTAGCCAAACAACATCATCAAGAAAAAGTGAGAAGACAAGCATATAACTTTAGAAGAAAATTAGTTAAAGCAAAAGATAAAAAAAATAATCATCACCCTAAATTAAGTGATGTATCAAAATTAATAAATCTAGTTGTAGATAAAACAGATATAACTAGAACAGAAATATTCTCACCTTGTAGAACTAGAGCTGTGTCTTCAGCTCGATCATTATGTTTTGTTTTGTTAAGAGAACTAATGAATATATCTTTACCAAGAATAGGTGAGTTGATGGGTGGTAAAGATCATACAACAGTCATACATCATCTTCGGAATAAGTTTTATAGAAGACAGCTTTGGACCGAAGGTTTTAGAATATGGGAGGAATATGAAGAGATCAAAGAAGAGTTCCAAAAATAGACAATGGTTGCTATGGAATATTTATCATTCCATTCTTGCAATCTTGTTAGCTCTAATTGTGATTATAGAATTTATAGAATTAATTAACTAAATCTTCTATATCTTCTTACCTTGTCAGCAATTCTTTTGGGTTGCTTACTAAATTGTTTGCCTTGTCTTTTAGCTTTTCTTTTTGCTCTGGTCGTTGCAGCATACTCCGCAGCACTCAAATTTCTTATTGCAGCAGAAGGCAAATATCTTTCTCCAGTAATGCTCGATTTTTTTCCAGACTTTGTACGCCATTTCTGTTTTGACCATGCTTTTAAACTCCTTTGCCTTCTACTTAAAGCCATTATTTTCCTACTAGCTTTTGTGCTTTCTTATGAGCAGCAGTAAAAGATTTACCAGCTCTCATTTCTTTTCTCATCATAGTCATGTGTTTTTTGCTATGATGCACTGAATGTTTTTTCAGTGTCGCCTGTTGTCTCTTTGTTAGTTTTTTCATTATTATCCTTTATTATTTGTCGTAGCCACTAAATAACCATGCAACAAATTTGTTCCATAATTTTTTTATCTTTCTCATCTGTAACCTCCACCGGCTGCCTTGTAACGCTTTGCAAGAAGTTGAGCTTTTCTTGCACTCCATTTACCAGCAGCCGTTCCTTGAACATTTGATCTCAATATTCTTTGAAACATTCTCTTTCTCATACCGGGTTTAGTATAGTTACCCGATTTATTAACAGAAGATTTACGCTTTTTTTTTGGCATTAGTTTTTTTGCCTTTCCTTAAAGTTGCAAAATCTGCTGCTGTGATAGCGTTTCTTGGAACTGCGATCCTAGCAATCTTCATTTGTTTTGCTGTGTACTTTTTGTTTTTACCTTTTGGCATTAGTACATTCTCATTTTTGCTTTTTTAGCCTTCTTCATTTTCTTTGCCTTTTTCTTCATAGGCTTCTTCATTTTTTTTCCCGGCATTTTCTACTCCTTTATTGTTACAATAATTATCGAAACAACTTCCATCTCTTCCGTCATGACAAAAGTATTTCTTCTCTGCATTTATAATCCATCCACCCATAGTATTCAACAATTCTTTATTACAACTATGGCAATACCCACAGACAAACTCTATGTTTTTTCTGCTCCAAGTCTTCTTTTTTCTCACCTTTTTTTATTTCGTCTAGCAAATGCAGCAGCACTTTGTTTATTTCTAAAACCCCAAGCTCTCAAAGCTAAAGCTAATCTTGTTGGTCTGCCTTTATCATCTTTCATTCTACCACGCATACCAGAAAATCTAGCTGCAAAGCTAACTCTTCTTCTAAAATTTTTTGTACCTCGTCTTGCTGATTTTACTGGTGGTCTTAAATTAGAACCTTCTTTTCTTTTGAAGTAAGCTCTTCCTGCTGCTGTTAAACCACCTCTAGGATTTTTATGTTTTTTTCTCATTAATCACTCTTTGATATACTTATTATCTTACCATCTTTTACCACAGCATTAACTTTCATACACGCATAATCTGCATTTGAATTTCTAATGGCAACCCTTTTTTTAGCCAAGCACTCGCTTATGTTTGGCATAAGTAAGTGTTCTTTTAAAACAGGTGGATCACCAAGATACATAAGTAAAGCTATAACTTCGATCATAAACTTGTCCTAAAACATAAGAGTTCAAATATATCTATTGAAAATAAATATCCTAAATAAAAAGAACCTAACAATAAACTAGCAAAAAATAAACCTAAAAAAATATTTCTCATTAATGTCCTCCGTTTCTTAATTTATCTATTTGTTTTTGTAATACATCTACTTGTTCTTTGAGATGATCTATATTTACTTTGTTATATCTTGATGCTTCTATTTCTTTTTCTATACTTTCTATTTGTCCGGCAAGGTGTTCAATCAACATAAACATTTCTAAATTTTTTGGTTCTTGCTCTGCCTTCTTTAATAAATCACTTTGCATTAAAGTATCTTGAGTTTCAAGAGCTGTAATCCTACCAGTTAAATTGGCATAGCCGAACACTGCTCCTGAAACGATAATAATTATTCCAATTAAATTAGCAAGAGGTAGCTGTAGTTTGCTTTCTGAACTAACTTTAATTGTATCATCTTTCTTCATTCGCAATATCCTCCGACCATTTGCCTTCCGTCTTTTAATAACCATTTGTTAATATCGTCATGATAAATAGCTATCTTCTCTCTTATCTCATCTATCTTATCAAAACAATTAAAATTATCCTTGAAGGTAATCTTGTATCTTTGTAAAGGCGTATCTATAGTAAATTCTAGGTGTGCTGCGACTAACAATATTATGACAGACTTCATTTTCCTTGTCGATTGTAAGCCTTAAATGATCTTTTCCTATGTTTGTTCATCGATGAAAACTTCATCTTTGATTTACGATTACCTTGACTTGTTTTTTTTGGTATTCTTTCGTGAGGTAATTTTTCGAGATTGAACTTTTTTCTTGCCATATCCTTGCTGTGCTTTTAAGGTTACTTTCTTCCCAAAGACTTGAGAAAACATTGTTGCTATTTGATTACTCATTTATTAAAATTTTTAATCTCACTAGCTTTGATACCATAAATTGCGGCAACAACACTTACCCATAATCCAACCAACCACCAAGGCATTTGTTGTAGTTTCTCAAAAAACATATCCATCTTTCTTTCTATCTCTGGATCGTCTGCAAAAACTGAATATGCTAACATGAAGATAGGAGTAGATAGAACAATAAGAACGAACTCATCTTTCCAGTCTCCCTTCTGATGCTCGAATACTTTACCTTTGTATTCTATCTCACCCCTCTTCATCTTCTCTGCGTGAAGTAGTCTAGCTTCTGATAATGCTTGTTTTGTTTTTTGTTTATCAGAATATAATTTGGCAGCAGTCTTTGCTCCCATTCCTAATAAATTTAACCACATATTTATTCCTCCATTTTTCCAAGTACAGGTTTATAAAGTGTCTTACCATTTTCTTTGTAAGCTCTTAAATATTGTTTTCTATTTTTTTTAGATGAATAACTACAATGCACCCAACCAGAGTTAGGTTCACCCGGAGTAAAAAATTCTAATATTAATTGATCGAACTCACAATTTTGAAATATCCAATCAGCTACTAAAGCATTGCTAGTACCTATACATTCAAAATCTGCGGCAGCAGAATTATCACTTGCAGTATGTTGACTATTTACTGAACTACCTATTTCAAGACAAAGCTGTGCTGATCTAAATCCTGATGTTATTGTTACTGCACCAAATTGATCTCTTACTTTTTGTAAAACATTATCACAAAGATTTTTAAGATTATCTATTTGTGCTTCGTTTGGATTGTTATCTATACCTTTTCTTGTAGCAACACTTGATTTGCTTAACTCTGATAATGAAAAATTTTGTGATAGTTTCATGGATAAATAATTTTTACCTTTAACTTTTTTTGTTCCTTTGTTGTCTGTCTATATATAAGAGAACCTTTGGTATTTCTTTTATATCCGTCTTTACCAATGTAATCTTTAAATCTAAAGTTTTTAGTTTTAACATCATAAGCAGTATATTCACCTGTCGTTAAATTTAAAGTAATTAAATCAATTGGTCCAAGTCCTCCTAATGG